CGGAATGCCCCGCCGAGGAGGCCGCCAAGTAGAGTCTCGATCATTGCCCACCTCCGAACAGCTTGAGTTTCAGGAACGCGCCGGCCAGCAGTGCCATCACCAGACCGGTGACCAACATCTTCACGATGGTCAGACCGGCGGTTTTCTTGGCCTCGTTGAATGCATCGAGCAGGCCACGCAGTTCACGGATGTCGTGTGCAGCCTCCGGCCCGTCGAGGCCGACATCGGCCAGCGCGTGCCGGGCACCGCGCTCGGCTGCGCGCTCCAGGATCGCCTCGAATTCTTCCTGCGGGATGGTCACCATCTTCCGGCGCTCGGTTTGGTTGGAATCCATTTTTTCGTCCTCCAGAAATGCAAAACCCGCCTCGTGGGCGGGTTCGCGGGGTTAGTGAATCAGTGTCAGATGGCGATGCCGGCACTCCATCCGGTAGTCTTGAAAGCCGAGAGCACCGCCTCGTCATCGACGTAGCAGAGCCAACCCACCTTGGGCGTGTAGTACTCCCAAGCGCTCGCCACGCGGACGGCGATCTGATTGGTCTTGCCGGCCCAGACGCCAGTAGCAGTTGCAGGAATGATGTAGCGGTCGCCGTCGACCGGGCTGGGCGGCGGTGTGGTCAGATCCCGATCCTTGACCGAGAGGCCGACCACCGCGCCGAGCCGCTTCAGGTTCGCGTCCATGCTGGTATTCCAGCCCGACTCGCCGAGCGCCCAGCCGTAGGTGAGTCCCAAATTGGGTTCAGTGCTTGCCATCACGCATCTCCTTATATTCCTCCGTAGTATTTGCCATAGTTCAGCCCGTACCCCGCGCGGTCGACGCTGCGGGTTTGCTTCTGCCAACTGGTGTAGCCGGCGCGCACGGCTTCGATTTCGACCTTGAACTTGCCGTTGATGCGGCCCAGTCCACTGTCGGTCGCCTCGTCAGCTGTGAGATAAGTCCAGGCGGTCGTGGTGAGTCCGGTCAGGGTTTTCTGGAGGGCGTTGTTCTCGTTGTAGAAACGCACCGTGTAGGTCACGCCTGCCTCCGGGCCGATGTTGCCCTCGGACTGCGTCACCAGATATACGCTCTGCTGCATCCGGTCGCGATGAGCCCAAGTGAGCGCCATCTGGCCGAGAATCGCCATCGGCCACATGACGTTGTTCACCCGAACATTCCCCGGCGGATAGGGCCGGATCATCCGGCCTCCAAAGGTATAGCTGTCGGCGGTCGCGGCGGATTCGGCCAGTCGTCCGAGACCGGTCGCCGGTAGCATCTTGACCTGCAATGACTCGCCGGAGAGGTATTGCTCTGTAACCAGCGCCTCCAGGGCCTCGGCAAACCACATGCGCGCCGATGCCAGGTGCGGTGCCGGCACCGTGTCGAGCACCCCACGCTCCACCGTGACCGTCCCGGCCACGAGATTGATTGCCTTCACGGCCACGATCTCGTTGTCGAGGTAGGCGTAGGTGTCGAGTTTCACGACGTCCAGATCTTGGCCGTTACCGATAGCGAGCACTGTCGTTTGCTCGTCGACGGCATTGGTCACCGTCGCATTTGGGGTGAAGCCCATCGTGTCCACTTCGGCAAACGCGGCGCTGCCCTGGCGCGTCAGCAGCTTGACGTTGAGCGAATCGCCGGATGGGCGACTCGCACAGGCCACCAGCAGCCCGCCTTGGGGATCGAGCTCGTTTTGTGCGGTCGCCGATTCGCCGACCACGCGCTTGACCACCGTCCACCACGGAGCCTCCCCCAGTCGACGATACGGCACCTGAGCCGGCGAAGTCAGCGGCGACACCCACGAGGTTGGCGTCGGGGACACGTAGGAGGCGGACGGCAGGCCGAAGATGTCTTCGACACATTCGATCCGCACCCGCCCGTCGGTCAGCGTGCCATACGACACCCGCACGACACGCATCACCAGCTGGGCAACGCCCAGTTCTGGCCAGGTGAACTTGAACACTTCGCCGATGTTGAGGTTGGAGGCCTGACGATTGGCGATTAGCGTGGCTTTGGCGAGCGGCACCGAGAGTTGCTTGAGATCGCCCAGCGCTACCCGCGAAGCCAGACTGCCATTACTGACTCCTGGGTAGTCGACCGTCACCGATGACACCACGCCACCGGCCAGTTCCAGTGCGGCCAGATCATGCACCGTGATGGCCCCATCCTTGTCGGTGGATCGGTCGCGGTAACGCACGGTGATCTGATTGACCAGTTCTGATTCAGCCGGTCGCGAGAAACTCTCCAGTTCCAGGATGTTCGATGCATCGAGCACCAATAAGCTGGAAACGGTGTAGTCCGCCCGGGCCAGTTTCAGAACGAATTTGCCGGTGCGAGGATGCACGTAGAGCGTGCCATCGATATGGCGTAGCACCTCGGCGATGAATTCCTCCAAGGGCTGTTCGCGATCCCACAGGATCGACAGGCCGTATTGCTCCGAGGCCAGCGTGTTGGCCGCCGCCTGGAAACTGGTCGCATCGATTTCGCTCGCCGCGTAGCCCAAGCCCCACGTAGCGTTGTTTAGGCACTCATAGATGATGTGCGCCGGGTTGGCATCGCCATTGATATACCCACTCCCCAGTGCTGCCGGGGCGGGAATGCGTCGCGCTTCGACGCTCCACGGTTTGACGTAGGGATTCATGGCCGACAGTAAGCATTGCTGGGCAATGAGCGACACCACGCCACGAAAGGCGGGAATGACGGCTCCGAGTTTCTGCTGCAGGTAACCGGAAACCGTTTCGGTTGGCCCACCCATTTTCACTTCGACGTAGCCTTGGACGCCGCCCTCGCGCGATTCCCCGCCGAAGAGTTCGGGTGCGTTGATGTAAATCGTCTGTGAGGACGTGATGCTGCCACTCCAGGCCGTGCGCTCGCCGACGATGATGCGCGTCACCGCATCCACCGGCCCGTGGCATAGGGCCAGATGGAGCCCGGCGTAATAGCGATGGCCGACGACATAGGTGGATGAACCGCCACCGCTCTTACCACCGCCGCCCATTTACGCTATCTCCTGTTGCTGTGCGCGCTGGTGCTCAATCGCATCGGCCAGCCGGCTGGCCATCGCATCGTTCGTGGCACGCAACCAGTCGGTCGTCACACCTTGCTGCCGAAAGTCGTCAAAGGTGACGCCCTCACGCGGGAACCACTTGCGCAGCCCTGCGTTGCAATAGCCGAAGGCTTTGGCGTCGTCATGCGTCACGATCTCCCCCTTCCTCGGGAAGGGGGCTTGGGGGTTGGTCGTCACTTTTTGCCTCCGCTACCCGACGATTGGCGAATCTCGGTGGTTTTGACGTCGCCATACCAGACCACGTTGGGCTGGTTGATGACGCGGGTTCCGAATAGCACCGGAATGGCTTTGCCGGATTCCGCGACCGGCACATCGAGATGGCCAGGCGTCGCGGCCGCCGGTTTCGGCGGCTTGGGCGTAAGCAGCATGCCGATGACCGTCGTGATGACCCAGATCGCAATCTGCACCCACATGATTTAGTCCTCAAACAATCGAGTCGCCCGCGAACGGGTTTTTGACGGGAATCCACGGAAACCCGCCGAAATTGAGACTGTTGCCGAACTTGCTCTGGCAGGTAGCGAACGTCCGGTCACAGCCGGCAAAGGCTTCGAAGGGCACACCCAACACCAGCCCTGGCAGCACAGCGGAGAGCGTGATGGTGTCGCCGGAGTGGTTGGTGATCATGCGCGGCACACCGGCGACCCGGAGATAGCCCCCGGTCAGCCAAGCGGACGCCTGCGATAGAAATGCGCTGGAGGTGACGTTCAAGCCGGAGAGCGCACTCACCGTGCCGACGACCTTGTACGCATGGTTGTTCATGCCGCAGCCAGGATCGAAAAGCGCATGGCGGCACCCGGTCTGGTAGTGAGCGCGCAAGCCCGGCCGCTTCAGCGCCGTGAAGATCGACTCGCAGCGGATCTTCGCGGTACTGCCACTGAACACCACAGAGGCCACGCGCCCCTTCCACCAGGTGATGTACTCCGAGTCACCGAGATGATTGCGAAACAGCGTGATCGACACCACGCCATTGGGCCGCGCCGCCGCGAA